GTAGAAATCGATCGCTGGGTACACTGCAGCAGTAACCCAGTCCTTAATATGCCTTCTTGCATCAGGAGTCTTAGTATTCAGCTCAGATTCGAAGTCATCAAGGATAATACCAGTATATCTGGTAGAAAACTGCTTTTTACCTCTCAATCTCTGGGCAGTACCCTTTGCTATCATTCTGCACCCATTTGTAAGGGTAAATTCAGTTTTTGTCCATTTATCGCCTTCAAGGTCGCCAAAATAGTAATGAATAGCTGGATTGTCGTAAATATGATTTTGTATCCAGGCCAAGTTGTCTTGAGCTTGATCTTGAGCCTCACCAACCCATGCAATGAACTCAGGCCTTTCTTTTGTAGCAAATAAGAATCTATGCATGACAGCACAGGCTGCTAAAGTCGATTTTGCATGATCTCTAGGCAAAACAAGAGCTAATTGCTGCTTTTCCTTATCTAAAAGGTGTTTGCCCATCTCATAGTGGAACTTAGGTGATTTTGTTGCTAAAAAGTCTTGAGGTGAAAATAGTTTGCCAAATGCTATTAAATCATTGTAAGCAAGATGAAGAATCTCTTCATTCTTCGAAATATTGCCATTTAGATTTAAATTAGCCATCTAGAAGTTTATTTAATTTATTTTCCAGCCACTCGTAAACTATCCTCACTCCTTTGAATGAAAGGTTGTATATGCTTGTGATCAGCAAGACAGTGGGTTGGACAACTATATTGTATAATTTTTGCTTCATAAACTTTTTTAGACTCCCCAAGGGCTACAATCACACAAAATATGATTATTGCCCCCCAGTTCATCTATCCCTCCATTTTAATTATTAAAAAATACGAACATTATCCCCATGATGACTTTATCAAGTATCCAAAGAAGGATAAGTATACTAAGTTTATTGCTTGAGCTCAAAGTGGGGTAGATCTTTGAAGCCTGTGTCTTTAACTTCTGTATTGTCATTCCAGTCTCCTCCCCACCTTATTGGTATATCTAGCATTGCAGCAATCCCTTTAACAAAACCAGCAAAGTAGTACATCCTATCTGTATCATCCCAATCGATAGGCCAAGGCACAACATCTACAGCCTTGCTTGGATTGGCATTATGTCTGCCTTTAGGAAACTTAACTTTAGATTTTCCCTCATCAAAGTATTTATTTTGTAGTTCCTCACCTCTATGCCCCTCTAGAACACTGCAATCAAATTGCTTTATCACTTGATAAAACAGTTGCTGCAGGTCTTCATGACATGTTTCTAACTTACTCATTGATTTTTTACCAAACTTTGGCATTATGCTTCTCCTTCTACTTTCATTTCACCATAAATATTCGTAACAACATCATATAAATCGAAATGACTGTTGCAATGTGGACATACCCAGCCACAAAGTTCATCATTTTCATCTAACATACCAATTCTTTGAGATGTAATTTCATTTAGCCCTAAATTTCTTTTACAAATCGTGCAATTATCTTCATTTTTCTTCTTTTTCGCCATGTGCGAGTAATTTTGTTTCCCCATTTTTAACCTCTTCTAGTTGTTTAGGTGAAAATCCAGCAAAAACTGTCAATTGCTCAGATTTCTTATCTTCTGTTTCAAATAAACCACTGATTTTAGATAGGCTTTCTAAAGACCTTAACTTATCTGAGTCTTTTTCAGCCAAATCAGCAATCGTCTTATACCTTTCAACTATCCAATCTGGAGTTACTCCCTGCTTTTCAAGAGTGGCGACAACTTCTTTTTTGATCATTTTCTGTACCTCTTTTGTTTTTAAGAGTTTAGATGTCTGTAATTTTATATACTTTTCACTTTCTGCATTTGGGCATGCTGCTTTGTAAGATTCTATTGGACTAAGCCCTGAAGCCATATACCTCGCAAATAGCATTTGCTTGTTTTCACTAAGGTTTTTAGGAGTTTCGCCAGAAAATGTAAATATATTCTGAGCCACACCATCTTCGCCCAACATCTTTTTTTTGCCAGTAACAATAAAAGTACCACATACTGTCCTTACACACAAAGGGTTCCTTGTCCCAAGCCCTTTTACTGTAAATCTTTTAAGGATCTGGCAAATGTACCCATCATCAGTATATGCCCAATCCCCCTCTTTTGCTTGCCTCCAACTATCAATGACAGTAGAAAGCCCTGTAAGTGCCTTAAATTCCTTAATATTGTCATATAAATAATGATCAATGCCTTTTATTGTTTTGATGTCCATACTCGAAATATACAAAAAACTAGCAAAAATATCAAATTTTCCCCTATTATAGCTATATATATTATAGCAATACTATTTATAGCTATATATATTATAGCAATACTAATATAGCAAAAAGAAAAACTATTAAGATAAAAAAAGAAAAAGTTTGAAAAAATTTTGAAAAATAAAATTTGAAAAAAATTAGCTTAGAATGAGTGAGAGTGTTTTTTTATGGGGGGTGCACGTTGAAAATGTCGTTTGACTTTTGTTATTAGGTTGAATTTATGAATATTTTTTTGGGTTAAATTTGGAGGGATTATTTCGCAGGTATAAAAAAAGCCACACCTTTTAAAATGTGGCTTAATTTATCCCCTTATGGAGTTTATTTTAGTATTTAAATAACTTATAGTATTCTTTTATTTTATGATATGATAGTTTTTGTAATTCTATTCTATCCACATTATAAAAGCATGTAAAGTTAATTAGTTCGTTTATCATTTTACTTTTTTTGTTAGTGTTTACATTCGTATTCATATTATACCTTTTTTAGTTTAACTTATTAATTAACTTGAGTTTGTTTTATATCTTGTTTTATATCTTCAATTATAGCTGTTGCAACTTCATTGTAATTTATTTGATTTAATGCATAACCAATTAAATCATTAGTAAAAGTTCCACCATCTTTTCTAGTATATTGATCTTCAGTCATTTCACTAGCTACAATTTGTAGTGTTTCAATCGCTATGGATATTATAAATCTTTTATTTATATTTTCTTTTATTCTATCATAAATATTATTATGTAAATACTGGTCATTATCTAGCCACAATTTAAAACACCATGTTGGGTAATTAGTCCACCCATTATACTTATTTTCTTCTTTTATATCTTTTATTACTTCTTCTTTAAAGTTGTTATAAACTTGATTATTTTTATTTATTTTCATTGTTTTTAGATCCTTATTTTTATTTTATTATTGTTATTTAATTGGTTTTTTAAAACTGATTGTTATTACTGGAATATAACTTTTTATTTTATCTATAAAACTAGGCCTATTTTTTAAAATAGATAGTTCTTTTTTTAGGTTTGTATTTTCTTCTTGTATATCTTTTATTACTTGTTTTAGTTCGTATATTTTATCCTCATAAGGATTGGTTTCAAACCATCCAGATTGATATAAAGGTTTTTCTATATACTTACAAGCTTCATTAAAGCCTTTTTGATAATATTTTTGTTCTAATTGTGTTAAGTTTGAATTTTTCTTCTGCATCGTTTAATTCCTTATTTTTATTTTTGTTATTAATGTATTGCTAGTATTTCTTCTAAATCTACTATTTGTAAATTAATTAATCCATTATCCCCAGATATATTAATTTCATTATTTCCCCATAAATCGATACTAAAACTATTATGAATTTCAATTTCCTTTATTTCTTCAATAAAAGATTTTAAAATATAATTACTATCATATGTTTCAAATGAATTTAAAAGATTATCTATATAATTTTCTACATATACATTTAAAGCAAACCTTTCAATTCTTTTTAATATTGTTTTATTATCTTTTATAGATGTTTTGAAAATTATTTGATCTTTATCATTTAGTATTAATTTCATTTGGTTTTAACTCCTTATTTTATTTTTATATAAATATTATATTATTATTTATTGAATAATTTTCTTTTTTAATTGCTTCCATTGTATTTATAGCATCTTTTTTACAGTCTGTATAATATGTTTTATTTGCATCTATTACACCATTTAAAAACCATTGTACAACATATTCATTATCAATTTTTTTAATAGTTAATTTTACTTTATTCATAAATTTAAGTCCTTATTTTATTTTAATTAAATTCAATAATTAATTTAATACTTTTTTTATTAATGTCAATAAGTTTATTTATTTTTATTATTTTTATTATTTTTATTATTGACAACTTTTAAATATCAATTTAAATTAAGTATCAATTTTTAAGTAATTAAATAACTAATAAGCAATAACAAAAAAAGGAAGAAAATTTATGAATAAAGCATATTTTATTTACTATTTTAAAAAGAATCATAGAGTACATAAAAACAAGCTATCTTATTTAGATTTAGTTAAGATGCTAGAATTAAATAAAAAGAACGATAAAAAAGGAGAACCATATATTAAGGCTCACACATATCAACTTCAATGGATGCAAGAATTTTTACTAAATAATAAAGAACTTCAAATCTTTAAATGTAATGTCTGTATAGATAATCAAGTAATATTATAATAAATAATAAAAGGGGAGTTTATGAATAAAAAAGAAATGTTGAAAATTATTGGGGGGATGTCTAAGACTTCTAAATTACCTTGTTCTAGCTTTAATTTATCTGCTTGGAGGTGTAATAATGGAAGCAAGTTAGCTAAAATTAAAGGCTCTGTATGTGATGGATGCTATGCAATGACTGGGTTTTATAATATGTTTAAAAAGAAGCATGAAGAAAACCACGATAGAAAATTAAACAATTATTACAAAGATACAAATTTGTGGGTTAATACTTTTTCAAGCTATTTAAATAAGTATGAAAAATCAAGCTATTTTAGATGGTTTGATAGTGGGGATATACCTTCATATGATTTTTTACTAAACATCGTTAAAATAGCTAAAAAAACCCCAAATATTAAACATTGGTTACCTACCAAAGAATATAAACTAATCAATAAATTTTATAAACAGGGAAATTCAGTTCCCTCTAATCTAGTTATTAGAGTATCAGCACCTATGATTGATACAGAAATAAATGGATATCCAAATACATCTTCAGTAACTAAAAATAGTACAACAAATAGTATTGTATGCAATGCACCTAATCAAGACAATCAATGTAAAGATTGCAGATTGTGTTGGAACAAAGATATCAAGAATATAGCCTATA